CCATGGCCTGCGAAGTCTTTACCTTCGATGATGTCAACAGATGCAACTTGGATTGAGCCGATTGGTTGACTTGCTCTTTCGTCATACGACGGAAACAAAGTAGGTAATTGAGTTGACTGGATAATCATGCTCGCACCTGGTTAGCAAGTTCGTACGATCTCTTCAACCTCTGCATGTAAACCAGTTCAGATTCTTCATCAATGCGACCTGCAATCAGTTGTCGAGCTGCTGGAACGACGATGTAAGATAATCCAACATCTAATGGACCAGTTGCACTAATCTGAACGATTCGATAACAATACAATTTATCAGCTGCAGTTGGTTCACCTGATTCGAATCGTTGTGATCGTTGAAGTTGTTGGAAGTTTGGAATCTTGATTGTGCTGTTTTCTGCAAAGGCTCTAAACAATCCATAGAGAATAGTCTCGAATGTTTCATCTGAACCAAACATACCTGGTCCTTGCATAAATCCGAGGAGATCAGTAATCATAACTTTGTTGACATCGATTGGAGTTGATGTAATTAAATCAAGAACATACAGTGAGGAGGTTGTTGATGCCGCCCCTGGTAACATGCGGTAAACGCCAGGGTCTTGGACACCAACTGCTGAAGGGAAGAAGGTCAATGAGTCCATAGCATATCCAGATAGATCGATTTGAGTTTCATGAAACCAACCTGAACCAGTTGATAGTTGACTCCAACCAGTTTCTGCTTTAGTAGGATCAGTCCCAGTAATGGCTCCCCATGTTGTTCCACCTGCATATTGTAGTCCAAGGGATGGGTGCATTGCTGCAAGTCGTCTGCTCATACTCACTTTTTACCACCTTTCTTTTTTGGTGTTGTTAGTTCAGGGATTTCTGTGACCATATTACCACTTACTTCTTGTTTGCTCGTTTGAAGGCTTTGGACATTTTGGCGAGATCGAGTCTTCCTTTCTTTGGTCCTGATTTGAACTTGATGTGGTTACTTGGAGACTTAAGGTATCGTTGCCAACTGCTAAGTTTACGCTTCGTTTTTGTAGCCACCTTTTTGCCTTTCGATACTGTGTCCCTAACAGCCCTAACAGAACGCTCAGCAGAACCAAGTAGTTCTCTGAGTTCATCGAGAGTTCCCTCTATGCGCACCATTGAAATCAACCTCAGTTGTCCGAGGCTGTGGATTGAATAGCGATTGCCATCCAGTCCTTGGTTCCAAGTTTGACGACACGGGCACGAATACGCGCTGTCATGAAGACGGATGTAGTAGCATTGGAAACAGTAGCATCATTTCCACCGACGAAATACAATGTATCGTTGACGACCATGAATGCTTCACTGAGTGCAGCAGGTCCGAAGTTGTCAGGGTAAAGGTCAGAAGCATGAGAAGCAATGTTGTTTGCTACATCGATCGAAAGTGCTCCACTTGCAATAAGCGATTGATTGTCTGCTCGAACAAAGCCAGTACCAGGGTTCAAGTCTGTGAGTTGGACTGAGAGTGTTCCATTGCCTTGAAGCATTGAAGCAGGATCAGCACCAAAATCAGATGAAACTTGGTAAACAAAGTCAACTTGATCGATAGCAATGGCTTGGCCAGTTGCTACATTGACATATGCACCCAGATCAACTGAGCCCTGAATTCGTGTTCCACTTGCGCTTCCTGGAGGAAGTGTGATCGTTTCGGTTAGATAAAATGAGCCTGTTTTTGCAGTAGCCATACCAAAGCCTATCATAACTGGGCCTTTAAGCATTTGCAGTCCATCTCCGCGACGAAGTCGCCCAAAGCAGCGCCACTACCAATAACAGCAGTTGGATGGTCATCCCACTGCTCCCACCCGTTCCTAAATAGCCATAGGATATAGGGCTTGCCCGTTTTTTTATTGGGCTATGTATATATGCGATTACTCATAGGACGATTCATGCGGAACAAAATGATAACGCTATGCCCGACATCGTACGAACTCTCAAAGAAGATGCCTAATTTTAGTGCATGGGTTCGTAAGATGGTCCTTGAGAATGGACAAAAGACTGGAATCTCGAAGCCTGATCGTGAAATGTTGCATCGTGAATGTGATACCTTTGTCGTCGCACGATGGCAACATACGATGAATGGTACTTACGCTTGGTTCGGTTACTGTGAAACTTGTGAATGTGATGTTCGATGGAAGGTGAGATGATGGAATTCTCTGATCGCATTGAATATGTTTTGGCCAATGAAATCGAACGACGTCAATGCAAAGAATGTCTTGGCATGTGGTTTTTATTTAATCATGATGGACGTGAATCGTTTTATCGACTGGCGATCGATGCACCAGAAAATTGTGCAACATGCAAACCAATCGACGAAGAGATTGAAGCTCGATCTGTTATGTCGGAAGAACAATGGGTGAGTCTATGACTAAGAAATTAAATGCAGAACATGTTCACTTCCAAGATGATGGTACGAATTACGATCTTGTTCTTGTTGATGATCCATACGGTGGCATCATCGTCGCATGGACAGCAACAGGTTATCTTTGGAGATATTATGCAGGTGATTATCTAAAACCACTTAGCAATGACTACAATCCATATGATGCTAAGAACATCTTCGATTATCTCGAACGACGTTAATCTTGGATTCTGTCAAGTGGATCTAAGTCTATTAGCAAGTCAGCCACATCTGGGGCAAAAGACCATGGGACTCTAATATATCTAGGAGTATTTGATTTAACCGATTCAGGTATAATAAAGTCAAGTATATCATTGACAAATCTTAAGTCATCAATCTTTTCTTTAGCCTCCTCAGCAGTTGGCCTTGGATCATCATTGACCCAGTAGTTAGTTCCACCCTTACCATGGCCTGCGAAGTCTTTACCTTCGATGATGTCAACAGATGCAACTTGGATTGAGCCGATTGGTTGACTTGCTCTTTCGTCATACGACGGAAACAAAGTAGGT